GGCAGCGGTCATGGCGTACCATGTCGTGCCAGCGTTGTTGGTGTAGAACACGAACATATCCGAGCGCCCGTTCGTGGTCGTGATCGTCGGAGCGGTCCCGCCCGGCCACTTCACCGCTGCGGGCCATGTGATCGTGTAGCTGGTGCCGTTCGCGTCAAAGATCAGCGTGAAGCTACAGGCGTTGCCCGTTGATGCCGGATTGCTGATGGTCAGCGTGGTGATGTTCGCGTTGCGCGTGGTGCGGAACACGTTGCCGTTTTCCAAGTTCAGCGTCAGCGTCCCGCTGCTAATCGCTGGCGTGGTGTACGTCTCGGCGTAGTCCGTGAAGCGCGGACGGCTGATGACGTTATCCGCCATCGACACCGTACCGCCCAGCGTTAGCGAGGTGAGGGTGCCGACGCTGGTGAGCGAGGACGCCGTGACACCACTGGCAAGCGTTGCGCCCGTCAGTGTGCCAGCCGCCGCTGCCACCGTCCCGCTTGCGCCAAGGGCAATCGCGGTGCCGTTGACCGTCACGCTGCTATTGGTCAGCGACGAGTTGCCGATGTTCGAGAGCGTGTTGCTGGACCCGCTGATTGTCTTGTTCGTCAGCGTGACGGCATCGACCGTCGTGACGGCACGATCCGCGACATAGGAACAGAAGACATCCTTGGTCCCCGCCGAGAACACCACCTTGGCATCCGCGTTGGAGGACTGCAACACGGTGTCCCGCGAGAGCGTCCCTGCGCCGGTCGTGCCGATCCCGACCTCCCACTCACTCCCGCCAGCAATGACGTAATAGACCGATACGCCATTGCCGAACGCGGTCGTGAACGACTGGAAGCCTGTGGCTGCGCCGTCAAGCGTCAGCGTTCCGTTGCCAGTGGTTGTCGTACTTTCTTTGACGCGATCTGCTAATGCTGGCATAAGGCGGTCCTGTCAGAGAGAAAACTTAGGACAACTGGAGGATGCCGTTCGTGGCGTCAAAGTCCACCGTGAAGGTATCGCCCGAAGCCAGCGTCACGCTCGACCCGTAATCCCACCAGCCAATGAGGTCCTGGTTGGTTGCCGTGCTGTTGTAGAAGACGGCGTAGCGGAGCGGACCCACCGCACCCGTGGCCGTGAACACCACATCGTTGCCGACCAGCTTGTACAAGCCGCTCGACTGCGCCGACGAGGTGATGGTGACGGTCGCGCCACCAGCGGTGTAGCCGTTCCCCGCCGAGATCTCCGTGATGTCCGCCTTCACGCTATTGGCCGACGACGGCGCGGTGTTGGACAACATGATCTTGAGCGTGTCGGAGCCGAGGTTGTGCTTCTTCTCCGCAACCGCTTCGACGAAGGCGTTGAACTTGTTAAACGAAGCCATAGGTCATCTCTCAGTGGTTACAAGTTTTGTCCAGCAACGAAGCCGTACCATGTCGTCCCTGCGTCCATCGTCACGAACACCAGCACATCCACCTTGTTGTTGGTGGAGGTCAGCGTCGGGGCCGTCCCACCGGGCCACTTGACTGCCGCGCCCCATGTGATCGTCCGTGCCGTGCCGTCCGCTTGCAGCTTGAGCGTGAACGATCCTGCCGTCCCGCTGGCCGGAGGATTGCTAATCGTCAGCGTGGTCACGTTGGCGTTCAGCGTCACCTCAAAGACGTTGCCGTTCTCCAAGTTCAACGTCAAGGTGCCCGTGGAGATGGTCGGCGCGGTGCGGGTTTCCCCGTAGTCTCGGAGCGTCGGGCGCTGCAAGGTGTTGTCCTGCAAGTTCGCCGTGCCGCCCAGCGTGAGGCCCGTCAGCGTCCCGATGGTGGTCAGCGAGGAGGTGACGACATTGGAGGCCAGCGTGGTCCCCGTCAGCGTCCCTGCCGCCCCAGCGGGGATGTTGGTCAGGTTCGCGCCACTGACCGCTGGCAGGACCGCAGGGAACCGTGCGTCTGGCACTGTCCCGCTGCTCAGGTTGCTGGCGTTCAGGTTCGACGAGCTATTGAGATAGCTGATCTCCTCCCACGCCGAGCCGGTGTCAAACCAGAGCTTGACCGACCCCGTATCGGTCGTGAGCCACTTGCGCCCCGCCGACCCTGCCACGGGACGCGAGGCCAGCAGCGACGATTGCAGGTGGATGCCGCCGTCGTTGTCGTGATCGACGTAGGCGCTGCGTACTGTATTGTCGTTGGCCTTGACCACCGTGGCGTTGAGCGGGTCGCCGTTCGATGGGTTGGTAAAGGCGGCAACGCCGTGTTGCCCAACCGTTTGTCCCATTAGCGCCTCCCCAGCGCAAAGGTTTCCAACTGGAACCGACTAAAGATCGGCGCAGCGGTGCCCGAGTCGATGATGTACATATCGACATAATAGCCCGTTCCGCCCATAGGAATACGGTAGTTGCGGCTGCTGGCCCCGCCCCACGTTCCTGACCCCCACGTTCCTGCGCCCCAGATCCCGGCGCTCGAAAAGTCGGTCGGCAGGGTGTAGGCTCCCGCGTCCGTTTCCGTACTCCATGTGACGCTGGTGGACAGCGACCCTTTGAGCTGGGCGGTGAGGTAGCCCCAGCGCAGCGACTTGGCGAGCGCATCATCGCCGCAGTAGAGGCGGTGCATCTGCGCCGTCAGCGTGTAGGTGGTGCCGCCCGTCCCGTCCGCCAACTGGTTGTCCACGAACACTCCGCTGGCATCACAGACCGTCACATACCCGTCCGCATCGCCCTTGAGGGTGGCGGGGAGGCCGTTGGAGTCCACCGAGTCGAACAAAGCGGTCGTGGAGGGCGAGACATAGCCCGTATCCCACGGGCCGGTCCACGCTTGCAGGATCGTGTGGTACGCGAACACGCCGTAGTTCGGGAAGCTAATCAGCAGTTCGCGGGTGGCCCGATTGAACGTAGCGCGGATGTTGGCAAAGTCGCTGGCCGAAAGGCTGCGGATAATCGCCAGCGTCGGGTCTGGCGTATCGACCGTGCCGACCGGAGCCACCTCCGCCTCGTTACAGCGGAACAACCCGCGCTCCGAGATGAAGAAGCCAAGGTTGCCAATGCTGACGATGGACTTGGGCGCGATGGTTCCGACATCTGCCGTCAAGCCCTGGGGGGCCACGTTGATGTCGTCCTGGCCGTATCCCGTCAAGCGCGAGATACCGCGCCGGTGGAAGATCAAGAGCGAGGTATTGATCGACGCGAGGCCGACCACGGTTTCGTCGGAGAACGTGCGGACAATGATCTGCCCACCGCCTGACGCGCCAACGCCAAGCGTATCGCCGTTGTTCAGCGCCGAGTAGAAGATCGAATCGGGGAAGGTGCTGTTGCCGCACCCCCACAGCCGCTCGTTATGCACGACGATGGTTTCCACCGCAATCGTGCCAGCGAGGTTGGTGTTGAGCGCACTGCCCGTCCAGACGTTGAGCGTCCCACCGTCTGCGATATAGACCACATCGGCGCTGCCGTTCTGGAACTGGGCAAACGAGGGCGGGACCGTCGTGGACAGGCTCCCAGACTGCGCGACCCATGTCCACGGGTAGGTGGCGCTGAACGTGGAGGTGTAGAGCGTCCCGTTGCAGACCGCCATCAACTGCTGCGTTCCGCCGTCCTTACGCCATGTGTAGCCGTTCAGCACGGCAGCACTGGCAAGGGGACTCGTCGAGGTCCGCTTGGTGCCCCCGCGCTTCGTGATCGCCCCGTAGTCCGTCAGCCGCGCATTGTCAGCCCGACGCAACTGGTTCGGGAGCAGCGCGGCGTCATCGGATACATTGTTCAGCCCCCCGTCAAACTTGGGTTGCTGGTCAACGACCTTCTCGCGCCCCGCCGCCATTAGCCGCCGCTCCAGTCATACTTCTGGTCGGGGTAGGCCATGCGCGTCGGGTTGATCGTGTAGCGGCGAATGTCGTCCAGCAGCGTCTTGCGGTCGTCATCGGCCAGCGCCTTGAGGTTCGCTGCCGCTGCCGCTTCCGTGCCGCCCTTAAGGAGCAACTGCGCCGCTGCGTTCCAGACAAGAATGAGGTGGCAGTTGTCGGGGTAATCCACGACCGACGTATCGCTGGCAAGATCCAGCAGCGCGGTCGGCTTGTAGTTCACCCCGACGTACAGGCCCGTGCCAGAGGCGACCGGAAGAATCTGCACCCCCTGCCCGATGATGTAGTACAGGCGCGGGTAGGTCGGCAGATAGTTCGTCGTCGTTGCCAGCGGCACATCTTGGAAGCGCGTCTGGTCGTACAGTACGTTGCCGTCGCTGACCGACATGACGCGATAGAAGTTCTGCTGCGTGTCGCCCGACCCGGCGTTGAGGGAGGCGAACGTAAACTGGCCGTTCACATCCGTCGTCACCTGCCGCAACCCGAAGGTGTAGTACGGCGCAGCGTTCAGGATGTTCGACCACTCGTTGTCAAACACGTTGTTGAGTACCGTCTTGATCGTGTTATCCGACCAGCGCGTAGATCCCACCGCGTCCATGTACTCGCGTGTGTCCGTGACAAGTTGCTGGAGGGTAACTGATGGCATGACAGTCTCTTAGGAGTTCTTGCGGGGGCGACCACGACCGCGCTTGGCGGTGCCAGACGGGTCTGCGCCATCTAAGACTTCGGCAATCGCCGCTTCCACCGCCGCCTGTGCTGGCTGCTCGTTGAAGGCGTCGAGCGCATCAAGCATCCGGTTTACATCGGTGCGAGGGAACTCGCGGAACATCTTGGACAAATACCCCGGCGCAGAGTCAGGGGGACAGTCCATCGGCAGGTAGCCAATGATGTCATACGCTTGGGCTGGGCTGTAGGACTCGTTCTGAATCCACTGCCGCCGCGTATCGTCGTCCGTCCATGTCAGGCACACACCCCATGCGCCTTGGACGAATCGGAGATGGAGGCCCGAATGGATCTCCCGAAGCCGCCGCTCAATCGTGGGCGACGGCTCAGGAGAGCCAAGGGCGTTCAAGAGAACGACCGGAGATGTCACTAGCCCTGTACCAGCAGCTCGACGTTGACCTGCAAATCCACTGCCGCCGTCGTCACGGTGTTGTCCGTCGTCACGACAAAGCGCACCGTATCGCCAACGTCCAGCGTCTTCTGCGCGTCCGTCAGCGTGGTGAGCAGCGTCACCGCCGTTCCTTCGTGCGCGACCAGCGCCTCCAGATCGACGTTGCCCGTCAGCGCCACCGCGGCGTCAGCCGACGCATCGTACTTCTGCAACACGCCAAGAATCGTCCCGCTCGTCGAAGCCGGAACCGTGCCAGCCGACACGAC